ATGGGCGTAATTAATTTAAGTGTTATTCACAATCGTCTCCACCGAGGTACTGCACAGAAGGCAGTTTCGGTAGAATTGAGGTTCACTTGTGGAGGTAAGCGAAAGTACTTCTCCACTGGTGTGAAAGTGTGTCCGGCTCAATGGTCGGATAGTAGTAAGCGTGTCATTCGCTGCAAGGAGTCAGACTTGTATAACAAGCAGATTGATGCCATACTGGAGAGGGCAAACGATGTTGTCATCAAGATGAACTCCAAGGGCATTACTGATTTGGATCAGATTCCTGCCCTTATGCAGGGTGCTGCCAACAAATCCCTAGACTTCATCGCCTACTGCGAGAAGCGCTCCCGAGAGCGCAAGGTAAGCGACCATACCAAGAGAAGATACAAGGTCTTCACCGACTTCTTGAAGACGTATGGCAAAATCAAGGAGTTCTCCGACATCAATATTTCCAAGGTTCGTGAGCTTGATGAGTATCTTCACGCAAAGGGATTGGAGCAGAGTACCGTATATTGCTATCACAAGTACTTGAAGCTGTTCGTGCGTGATGCCTGCATAGATGATTTGATAGACAAGAATCCGTATAACCATCTGCCTTTCAAGATTGAGAAGGGTGACAAGCAGTTTGTTGACTGCCTGCCGATAGACAAGTTCGAGAGCATCAAGCGCCTTCACTTGCAGTACGACTACCTTGCGAAGGCTCGAGACCTCTTCTTGATGCAGTGCTATACCGGTCTGGCTTACTCCGACTTGATGGCATTCGACTTCACCAAATGCAAGCAGGCAGACGGCAAGTACTACTACCATGCCAAGCGTGTGAAGACTGATACAGACTTCACCTTCCAGTTACTGGCTGGTGCGGTCTCCGTGCTCAAGAAGTACAACTTCAAGCTGCCCTGCATCAGCAATCAGAAGTACAACGAATATCTGAAGGTTATCGGAATGATGGTCAACGTGCCAAATCTGCACTCCCACATGGGCAGGGCTACGGCTGCAACCTTGTTTCTCTCGTTCGGAATGCCGCTGAACGTGGTGGCTAAGGTGCTCGGGCATACCAATATCCGACAGACCCAAAGATATGCCCGAACGCTCAACAAGGACGTTTACTCAGCATTTGATAACATAGATGGCAAATTCTGATAACATCCTTGATAACATCACTCTATCTAACTCGTTGTGCTGCAAACGAATAAAGGGTAGCCATTTCTGACTACCCTTTGCTGTTTTCCTCTCGCTCTCGCTTCTCTCTGATGGCTTGCCTTATCCATTCAGCCTTGTTTATTCCTAGAGACTCGCAAAAGTCGAAGGTTTCTTCATTTACGTGCAGTACTACTCGATTCGTGAGGGCTTCAGCGCCCTTGCTCGGTGCTCCTGCTCGGTCTCTCCGTCCGCCCCACCCTGGATGCAGATTCTTGGCTTGTACAATCTTGTGCTTGCGGTTGTACTCGAACTTCATCACAAGTTTGCCGCCTGCCCATACTTCAACCATTTCGGCATCGGGGGTTTGGCTTAGGTTCTGCTTGGCGATTCCTGCAAGCTGCTCCTTATCTTCGAAAAGGGTATCGCTCTCGTCAAGTATTCCCACATCGTCATACACGATTATTCTTGCCTTCTTTTCCATATCTCCTTCCCCTTATCCTAGTACTGCCATCAATATCGTAAATAAGAAGATGAAGAGTACAAACCATTCCTGCTTTGTCATTTCTTACCTCCTTTCTTCTGATAAGCTCTAACCCTTCGGATAGCCTTTGCGATTCTGTGGTCTTCGCCAAAGCCATAAGAGTAAGCCATGATTCGTGGTCTCCAAAAATAGTTTTTCTTTCTGCAAAGTATCTTCTTCGCCTGCCGTAATTTCATCGCTCCCCTCCTTCCTCGATTACTCCTATCGGCTTGATATCGCTAACTGTCTCATCCTCGGTGAAGAAAGAAACCTTCATGCTATCGCTTACATAGCCCATAGCAATCACGTTCTCACGGCTATCCTTGATGATGCAAATATCACCTCTCACCTCGTTCTGAGTCTTCAAATACTTCACTGCGGCATCCTTCACCGCCAAAGGATTCATTTCCTTTGTTATCGTCTCCCCTGACTGAGGGAAGACGAAATAAAATAACTGCTTATTCATAATCAAAATTCAAATAAATCTAGTTGTACGTATCTCTGTTTCGGGAGAATCTTTTCTATTTCCGTCAACAACTTATTGGCATTCTTGCAAACAGAGTTGTTCTTGTTTGTTTCAACTTTGATTTGCCTTTGCAGCCAATCTTTTATCCATTTCAAAGCGGCAGTAATGGCGGCTTGCTGCGTTCCGTACCAATTCGGATTGCTGAGACTGTTGCCCCAACCTCCTCCTCGGTCAACAAGGGCATATCGGATTCCAAACGTCCACTTACCTCTCACTAATGCCGTTGTTATGATGATGTAGGTCATACCCGAACCAATTTTTGCAGATTCGTCTGGGTTGATGCAAACACCACACTCGTTAAACTTATACCGCTTGCTCATAGTTTACTCTACTTCTTTTTCTGTTAGTACTAACTCATCGAACATTGGACTACTCTTGCATGAGCAGCACCACGATGCTTCTTCCTCGTCTTCCGTTACCTCATAGCAGTCGGGATATTCTTCCTTGTAGAAGCCTAGGATCTCAGCCTTTTTCTCCTGCATTCTCTCTTTTGCTGCGGTCTTGGTGTGGAAGACTCCGGCAACATCAACGCTAGAATAGTCTTGGTTGTCGTTGCCGTGCTGAACCAATACGAATACTTTCTGCTTCTTCATATTACTCGCCCTCCTTCTCTTCTACATCAAATGTAACACTCTCCAACTCGCCATTCTCCAAAGCGCCCAAATCGTACAAACGTCTTGCGGCATTCTCTGCGTCTTCGGATGATGCTGCGTCTAGCGAAACCTTGTAGGTGATTTTCTCTACGATTTCTACTACATACTTTTTCATATTAAATCCTTTCCTTTAAAATTAATACTATTGGGGGCGGATGGTACTTGCGACCATCTGTAGCGGCTTGGCTACCGCATTCGCCCTATATAAACAACTAGCAACAACTTCACTTGATGCGCTCTAGGCAAGTACTCTTGCTTGTCAGCTTCCCATTCGTAAGATAATAGCTCTCACGGAATGGGGTCTGTCTGATTACAAATGTTGTCTTGGCTCTGTACATATTGTTAAACCTATCAACATACGTGGCTCCCTTGAAGCATTTGATTACTATTACCATATCCTTAGTCCTGCATTAAGTTAGCTACAAGTTCATCCGTGGTGGCGAATATCTCTTCGAGGTCTCTAGTCAGATAGCCACCTTTCTTCGTCTTCAGCACTACGTGAGCGTGCATCTTCAAAGAATTGATTTTTTTGATAATCTGTTCTCTTTGAAATCCTATCTTTGGTGTTCTGCCGTTTGTGAAGTAGTACCCAATGTTGTAGTACAACTGCTCTGCCATGTCACCATAGAGAGCGCCTGCCGCATCGTCTCCCAAACTTCCGTGTGCTAGGGAAAGATAGACAATTTCGCCTTCCACTATCTTGTTTTCGTGCATAGTGTAAACGTGCTGATGGAGATAGAAATCGCATAGCAAGTTCGTCTTGGCATTTCTCTGCACACACCAGTCGTTTGCGAGGGTCATACAAGCGTAAACCTCCTTGCCATCTGCGAGGTCTTTGGCGATGCGGTCGAACATTTCCTGTTCGGTTGGTTTTCGCTCTTCTCCGCTCTCATCATCAACGATGGTATAGTCATCATACCCCCATCCTTCCTTGTCAACAAGTTCAAGCCCTGCGGCTTGTGCCTTTACTACGTCTTGGATAGTGTTAATCTCAACTCCTACCAAATTGCTACCCATTTTAACTGCCTTATTTGTCTTCATAATCTTATCTCCTATATTTTTTGTTTGTAACAATGAATTGAATTAATACTATCAATATCTATAAATTTTTTGCCATCACTAAAATTTATGATGAGGGCATTTAAAAATTGTTCATAGCTGAAAGTTTGGCAGAGGTATGGTCTTACCTCAGTTATTTCGTTTTGTCCGTTGATAAGAACAACAATACGTCCGTTATTCTGTTCGCTAAACTCAGATGCGTAAGCAACTGCTTGTTTTACTATTTTTGGATTCATATCCTAGTCTCCTATAATTTAAATTGTTACTTAATAATCTTGTCTATCTCTGCCTGCTGCGGATAGTCGGTGCAGTCGGCAAAATCCTCCTGCTCCTCATAGAAACGTACTGCGCTCTTCAATTCGTGAAGGCTGGCTTTGGTGTAGTCCTTTGCCGGATTCACTTGGCGAAGATTCTCGCAAGTTCTACAGTACTCGATGAAATCCACAAGCGATTGTTTCTCCTTGCTATCATCCTGCGTTCCTGCTGCCATAAGTGGTAGGGCAACTATCGCTGCCACTACCAATACTAACTTAATGCTCTTCTTCATTGTCTTATCAGTTTTTATATGTTATATCAACGATATAGGGTAAAGCGTGTTGCGGCTTGTTGTCCTCGTTTGTGTACTCGAATTGATGAGAGACCTTTAAGTAGCAAGAATTGTATTGTGAATAGTACTTCTTGATGGTCTTCTCTATCATATCTTTGCCTATCTGTTCACTACGCTCTATCTTCCAATAGTGGATGAATTTCTTATCCCATACGTTGTTTGCTGTGTCATATCTGTTAGCTATTGCCACAAGTCCGAAATCGGGATTGAAGAAGAACATCTTACTACCTGTAAAAATAGCGTCTATTCGGTTGCGTGCCGTCTTTGTTACTCTTATTACTTCCATACTACTCGTCCTCCATATCTTTAGCGTCTCTGATTCTGTACCCTGCCAATGCGCCAAACAAAGCGCATAAAACATAAATTGTAACGTCCATAACTTAAATCCTTTCTTTTAAATGTTTATACTTGTGCGGTCTCTAGGCTTGAACTAGATGTGCTCCTCTATTCGCTGACCGCTGCCAATTTTACTTCTTGCCAAAGTTGAAGATTCTAACGAACTTGTAGAAAGTTGCTGGGTCGCAAAGGTGGTAGAGGTCTTCCATAATATACTCCTTGCATTCCTTTGTGCCTTCTCTGTACTTCTCCTGCATCCATGCTGCGGTCTTGTTGCCGCATTCAAGCCAAAGCAAGAAGATAGCTCCTAAACTCTCATAGTTATTGTATGCGTTATAGAACTTATTCTGCTGCTCGTAAGTCTTATTCTTTCTCATAATCGTATCTTTTAATCGTTCAACCATCTAGTATTTGTGATTCTCGTCTGTGCGCCTGCAACTCTGTATTCAGCCGCATCTTTCTTCACTTGGGAGTATGATGTTTCCTTTTTGTCGTAAACACTCTCTTGCTCCCATCCATTGCCGTAGTTAGTCCAGATTGCCCAACCATAGCAGTACTTATTCTTCTTTGCCATAACTCTTCTGTTTAATTGTTATACTAATCTTGTTATCTTGATTTTGTAGATAACTTCACACTTCTTGCTTGAAGACTCCTTACGCTTCTCGTATATAGTGCATGTGTTATCGTACATGTCCTTGCCACGTCCTACATACTTGTAGCCAACGTCCTTCATGTTCTTCTTGATGCGCTTTGCAGCCTCATCATCAACACGAGCTGCTTGTATTGGAAACGCTAAAACTCTGTCGGAATATTTTAGCACCTTGAAAGACTCAATAATGTTCTCTGCTGCCATAATCTCTTGTATTTAATTGTTAATGCCTTGATTACACTTGCTTGGGCTTTTATGCAGCCTGCAAGTATAGTAATCGTAATCTTGCGATATTGTGGAGAAGTGATAAACGTGATGTTCACACCCTCCGCAAATCTGTTCTTCTATTATTGTAATCATATCGCTATTCCTTCCACCAATCGGAAACATCGCTTCTCTTAAGATTGCGCATTTCCAAAAACTCTTTGAGGGTGCTGCAATAGGTGTTCATAGAATAGCAATCACCCTTCAATATTACGTGTACTTCCTTTGCCATAGTGTTATACTAATTTTGTTATTGTTACGAAGTAGATAACTTCACGTTCCGAGTTAGATAACTCCTCAGCTATGCGCTCATACTTGGTGTAATAGCGTCCGTGTGTATCTTTGAAACGTCCTACGTACTTGTAGCCAACTTCCTTGTTAGCTTGTTTTGCGATTTTTACTACATTCTCGCTAAGCACTTTTGTGAAACCTTCATACCGAAATGTATCTCCGTTTGTTTTTCTGATAGTGCTGTACGTGTTTACCAAATATTTTCCCATAATCTTTTGTCTGTTTGGCATGGGGAGGGGCGCTAGCCCCTTGGGGGCGCTGCCCCCTTATCTCCCCACATTGTTACATACTCATTTCATACACCCAGCATTTGCCTTCATGTCCCAAAGCAAAGGCTTCTGCCTTATCTCTAGTCTCGAACTGCCCCATGATACGTGGTATCTTGTTAGGCTGAATGAACTCTCTAACTACGATATACTTCTTCATACCTTTACAATTTACTTCTTATCTGTCCGAGTGATACTCTTTCCTTTGGAGTGAGGTAGATGCCGTTAGCTCCTTCCTCACTACTTTCAACCTCATGCAGGATGTACTTAAGCACCCACAACTGATTAGCCGTTAACTCTATCTTCTTGTTTGTTGCCATTGTTGTTGCTATTTTAAATTGTGAAACATTAAAGTGCAGGTGTACGTTTGCTCCCAACGTTCACAAGCTATATGTGACCTAGCTCCCTCACTTAACGTTCGTGGGTCAACGTGTTTCGATATTTCTCTAGTCTGACACGACTAGCGTTTTTCCATCTTGCGTGATGAGTGTTTGAGGCTTCTTTGCCTTGTGCGCTTTTGCAGTCTCGCTAACTGGGTTGCATTTTCCTTTGATGTTTAAAGAGTCCTATCTCTCTGCCTTTCCCGACTAATCTGTACTTTTATAGAGGTAGTTAAACGTGAAGTGCTAAACGTGCCATCGTTCCTCTTGAAACCAAACTAACTTGATTTCGAGTGCAAAGTTAAACTAAAAGTTTTATTGCGCCAAATTTTTAAAGAGGAAAGTGTAATTTTTAGGTGAACTTTAACGTCTGTTAGTATAAATATTAGTTTAATTTACAGATTTTAATATAAATATTAGATGAATTTTTGTATCTTTGCAGCCTAATAGTTAAAGTAATATTTATATGGAAATAGTAGAAAATGAAATCATTAAGATAAATCTAAAGGATTTACTTAAGGAGCGTGGTATAATGGCAAAGGATTTGGCTGATTATTTAAATATAACCAAGGTGGGTATGAGTAATATTATAAACAATAAAACTACTCCTTCTTTGGGTACATTGGCTAAGATAGCAAAGTTCCTCAACGTAAAACTTTCAACCCTTCTAGGTGAAGAGCCATTAAGAATAGTTGATACCTCGAAGGAATTTGCCGCATTCGTGCGGTATAAAGGTATTCATTATACGGCTGATACCCTTGAAGAGTTCTTTCAGCAAGTAGATGAAATCAAAGCAATAGCAAAATAACAAATGTAATATAAATCACAACTTTTATCTATGGTATTCTTATTAATTTTATTCGTAGCATTATTAATTGCTGCGATTATGGTTTTTTATGCATCCCAAAGTAATAGTAAGCCACAGAAATCACCAGTCGTGTGTGCAACAAAACTAAGAAATGTGGTGATGTCTTCAAATCCTATTGATGGCATTCGTTTTGGTGGAGTAATGGGCTTTATGCTTGGTGATAGTTATGAATTCTGTTTGTCCAGATTCTCGCATCTTGAAATTAGCGTTGATTCAATAGACAAGACTGGAGCTAACTCTATGATACTTGTTTGGGGTAAAGGAGTTTACGAAAACATCAACGAGGTTCGCTTCATATTTGAAAACAATGAACTTGCTTCTATTGTTATTGATGTTGATTTTTCTAAAGAGGGTATTAGAGATATGTACGGCATCCTGATAAGCCGCATTTGCAGAGTATTGAAGACTGAACCAATATTAAGTGATCCTAAACAAACTGCGTGGGCATCGCCTAAAAGTGGTATCATTCTGTTCAGACACCTTGTGCCAATAGCGGAAGAAGAAAACCTCTTGATACAGATAGGTAGCTTGTAGGGATGGCGCCAGCCCCACACGGCATGGGGAGGGCGCTTGCGCCCGTGGGGGCGCTGCCCCCTTATCTCCCCCGAGGATTTTACTCCCCCTTCTCCATCACCTACAGAGAGAGACACACAATAGAGAGAGAAGAGAGATAGAAGAACACACCACATAACACATCACGCAACACTCACACAACACGACACAACACCTAGCCTGCAACCTTTGCAAACCCTGCAAACCTTGCAAACACTAAGACTTGGTACGGAGAAGGTATAGAGAGGGTACGGAGCGGGTCTAGACTGCATCCATCGGGCTTCTTCCTAGATGAGCGGTAAATCCTGCACGAAACTGACAATACCCCGAAAAACACCATAAATCGGCTCTAGATGGGCTTAAAATGGCTCTTATATGGCTCAAAACTCACGAATTTGGGAGAAATCCCGACCATCTGCCCGAAAATCGCAAAAATCAGCGAAAATGGATTGAGTTCGCTTTTGATTATACCTGCACAACATTCAAATGCAGCGTTAAATCTTCTTAAAGCCTTTCTTATGCGCACGTGCGTACCTATTAATGCAAATGGGATTTTTGTTTGCAAAGTAACTTCATTTGTGAAATAAGAAATAATTTAACTCTAGTCTTTTATTCACCCTCAGAAACGACTGAGACTAAAATACACAATATCAATCACTTGTAGTTTTATTACATTTAGCACTATTGTTTACAAAATGGGTGTTTTTGAGGGCGATGAGGGAAAATGGTTTGGGGTGGATTGCGACCCGACAAACAGACTAGTTGGTTGGAGGGATAAATTTCCTTGACCGGAAACACGGCAAAACGTATCGCCAAATATTATATATTTGCCCTCGTAAATCAAATAATTGCAATTATGAGTGATATTTTAGTAAGAATCCCAAAGAATTTGACCTCTTCCCCAGTGCTTGGGGAGAAGAAGGAGTGGATATTGGGTGCTGCATCCTTGGCGCTTGGTATTGGTTCGTCTCTGTTCGGTGCTAACAAGGCGAAGAAGGCGGCTAGACGAGTACAAGCCGAGAATCAGTACAGAACCAACGCTGAGAAGGCTTGGTACGATAAGAACTACAATACCGACTATCTCGACACGAAGGCAGGACAGAACCTTATGAGAAGAGCGCAGGAGGTGCAGGATGAGTATATCCGCAAGGCTGATGGCGCAGCTGCCGTTGGTGGTGGAACTGCTGCAAGCGTGGCACAAGCGAAGGAGAGTGCAAACAAGGCGATGGGCGACACGATTGCCAATATCGCAGCGCAGGACACTTCACGCAAGCAGCACGTAGAGGATGCTCACCTTCAGAACACTCAGCAGTTGTCTAGGGAACGTCAGCAGATTGAGCAGCAGAAGGCGCAGGCAACGAGCGATGCAGCCCAAAACGCTTCAAATGCGATGTTCAATTTCGGTGTGAACCAATTGGGGTCAGAACTCGAAGGAGCTAAGTCGCAGGGTAGCAGCAAGTTAGCAAATCCAACACCGACCCTTGATAACAAGAATGTAACAGACATCAGCACTGGGCTATCACACAAGGCTGATGCGAACGGACTCTTGAACCCGAACGCATCCAATAACCAGTTGGCTGGTAGCACGATGCTGGATGAAGCGGTAGGCAACCTCAACAAGAAGAAGCCGAAGGTTCCTCACCTAGGAGTGTAG